CAACTTATCATATCCCTGTAATTCAAATGTGAACGCTTTAGCCATTACTCCCTCTCAGTTAGATTGAACTTGTAATAAAATCGCTTTTGGTCTACTATCTCATAACTCGTTATAGTAAAAAACCTGTTTTGAATAACCCACCTTGAACTTTTATTGATGTTAGTCTCTAAATCTTCACTAAACCTTACAGTCCATGTCCATGCGCTATTCAAAACAGTCTCGTTTACCTCGTTACCCCTTGACCCTCCGCTTTTCTTAAGTTCACCCCAACACACAAGAACTTCCTGATAGTTGTCTTTTTTACTGACACCTATATTATTCTGTAAAGCCCCTTTTATGTTCATTTTACCTACAGCCACGCTAACCTTTTATGAGTGTTCAAATCCCTTTTCAAATCCTCTGGAATCTTGCCCATGTCACCCCTATTTTCATAGTAAAACGTACATAACCTGAGCCAGTACATTTTCAAATCTTCTGGTAACACGGTATATCCCGCATCGTAATTCACCTTGAACCTATTAGAAGAGAAAGGTGTTATAGTCTTGAATAAGCCCCCGTCTACATCATACTCCTCACTAACTGTCATTGCAGAATAAGTCCCGTAGTCCGCTTTATATTCAACGCTATTGATAGTTATTACAGGTGCATACGGTAACTCCATTTCAACCCACGCTTCCCCATCGTAAACAATCTCTATTTCCTGAGTGCCTAAAGAAATAACACAATATTTCTCTATTACCTTTCGTGCTGATTTTATAAGAGATGCCAAATAAGTATCATCGTCCGTAAACGTAATCCTCATGTGTTCCTTCAGGTCAGCGACCGTAAGCAACTCTGTTGCAACCTCAGTAATTATCTTTACGTCAAACATCTTCTTTCCAATATTTTTTCTTTACAACCATGTGCGCTCTAATCGGCTTTGTTTTTTTAACTACTGCCGTTGTCTCGTAACTCACTATCCTTCCGGTATCGCATTGCAGTAATAACGTCCTACTCAAATCAGCATCGTTAAACCCTGCTGTCATAGCCAAACTATCAACCACTAAAGCCGATTGTTTAGTTATGGTACTATCTGTAACCGTCAGAGTGAACGAACCACTACCGGCATTATAAATTTGACTATACAGAAAATTAGCACTACCCGAAATATCAAAAGAACTTCCATTAGCTACTAAAACCCTATCCTTATACAGCCCAGCTTCGCCTGTTATGGTATATGAACCACTCCCTGCGATCAGGCTTAAATCGTTACTCTGTAAGGCAAGTAATAAACTCATTTATTCCCATGAATAATCTAATGTGATGTAATGACCTATAACCCCTGCCGATGGTGCAGTACCTACTTTCTTTTTAACTATCGCTACAAATTCTCCAGGATTAACATACACGGGATGGGTTAATTGTAAACTCACCCTGATAAGCTGTGTTGTAGCCACCGCACCGGAAGCCACCGTATTAACTCCTATTGGCAATCTTCTTGGTGCTTTAGTTGTAGCTGCCTCTGAAGTCGCTAATGATACAGCCGTATGACCGAAAGCCAATGACCAAACCGCATTGTAACCACCACCCGTTAAGGCAGTTTGTACTATGCTATCAATGAATATCCCTGAAATGCGTAATCTTTTACCTTGCACATTCACTGTACCGGCAGGGACTTGGTAAGAATCAATAATACCGTCAGTTGTTACCGCTAACGTATCTGTTTCCCAAAACTGACCACCCAATCCTGTACCTAAAGCCGCAGTTGTATTTGTTGGAACTGCCGCAGTCGGGTTAGCAGAGTTAGCGAAGTTGGCAAGTGAACCCATTGTACCACCTGAGAAGCCTTGATAAGAACCATACAAGCGATTACCAACAACCCCCATGTTATCAGAGAAGTTCAAACCGCCTATTGATACATTAAAGTCTTTTACTATTAATGAAATAGCTGAACCGGCAGCACCACCCGTAATTGCATGACGTACTGAGAAAGGCAAAGCTGAGGACATAAAAGGCTGTCCCTGTCCTATCGGTGTATCTATTCGAGCATATAAAACATCGTCAATCCAGAACTCTGACTCTGTCTCATGAACCGCTATAATGAATTGATAAACCTTATTGTTATTATAAGCGAATGTTAATAATTCAACCGTTTCAGTACCATTACTGTTTATTACCGCATTAAGACCTGCAGAGTTTAACCTGAAGTAAACACCATCAGCCGGAGTGTAAGGGTTAGCAGCACCACGAACAAACATACCGAAGTCGATAAGTGTGTTGGTTGTTGGCTGAGCCGTAAATGAAGCAGCCGTTTCGCAATACAATTCCCCTGGAGCAATCATTGGGAAATACCCGTAAGTACCGAAGTTTACACCCGTTGTAGTGGTAGTGATATTACCTGAGTTAGTAGTCATACCAGCAGCACTCCACGCTATTGTCATAGTCGTGTTAGCATATGAAAACTTACCTGTATTCTGAGCGGTATAATTAAACGTTTCGTAATCGACTACATTATCCTGTGAAGTCCGTAATCTTGAATCATCATCAACCTCAGCACTTCTTAGATAAGGCGTACCCATTACAGTACCGGAGTCATTCTCATTGAATACACCGATAGACGAACGGGATTTGTCAGTAACGGATTTTAGCTCATTGGATGAGTTTACCTCTGCCACATTACCCGAACTATTCCCCAATAATTTCATAAACCAACTCATAGTAAATATATTTTAAGACCAAACCCATTTAATTTGAAACTCACCTGTTGCCATTCCTGATATACAAGTGACGTAAATCGTAAACCCTGTACCCTCTACAATATCACCACACACTAACCTGAACGATACCCCCGCAAATAAATGCCCGTTGGAATCGTTTGTAGCGGTACTACCTGACATTATAAACGCCTCTACAAAAGAGGTACTAAGTATTGCACTCTGACCCGTAACGGTTACAGTAGCCTCCGTAGAAGGCGTAAGACCAAAATCTATATTTACTGTACCCGTTGCCATTACTTTTTATTCCTTTTGCCTGTTGAAATCTTAGTAGTTCCCTCGTGTGTATATTCTTCTACTTTCTTAGCAACTACTTCCTTTTCGCTTTCCTCAACCAAATGCGGATATTTAGCCGCTATCTCTTTAGGTACTTGCTGCCCCTTATTAAAAGTCAATTTCCCATATCCGAACAATACTTTTGCTACTATCATGTCAAAGAAATTAAACCATTGGTAGCATCGAAATCAATAGTGAAACTTTCCCCGCTCGCTAACGTCAATGAACTACCATAATCGAAATACCCAATCAATTCATCAGAAGTAGCCGTATCATTATAGATCACTGCATACCTGAAAGCCCCTATTGAACCACCGGAAGCCGTAATGACAATATCACTAACGATTAACTTATACACCCCTGCCGATTGTGAACTGCTTGTAACCGTCAGCACATGACCACCGGCTGTATATCCGTTACCCCCTGAAATCTCAGTAAGGTTAGCTTTGATAGTGTTAGATGCCAATGGTGCTGAATTGGTGAGCATCACTTTCAGGGTATTACTACCGAGATTGTGAGTACCCTCAGCAAGTGCCTCCACGAATGAATTAAACTTATTAAATACTGCCATTCTCTTTAATTAATGTAGTAAGCGGGGAATCGAACCCCGCCTAAAACCGTTTTACTATTATGGCTTAGTCAATGCAGTTCTTGCATCGCTAAAGTCACCATATACCAAGTAATCAGCACGTCCTGTAACAACAGTTAAACGCTCTTCGATTACTACAGTTACCATATTCTTAATTGCATCGTCCTCGTTTTGATCGTAGAAACGAACAGAAACGTTATCACGCTGTCCAATTCTTGCCTTACTGAAATCACCCATCAGGAATTTATCTGAAGTGATAGCAGTATGAGGCACTAAAGGAATACCGAATACATTAGGAATGCTCATGTTTGGCGCACCAAATACATATTCTCCGGTAGTTGCCTTAGAAAGAATCATAGCAGCATAATCAGAAGGATGGCAAAGGATGTGTGTTGCACCAACCTTAGCATTTCTCAACTGAGTCCAAGCAGCTAC